CGCACGGCTCGACGTCGATCCTCACGCAATGCACATCGCGCTGGAGGCATCCGTGCGCGAGCACCTGCAGGAGCTGGGCGAACTTCGTCCTCGGGTGGACTGATGCTGGACGTCGACTACGAGGGCGCCACCGAGATCGAGCGCGCCTGGCGCGAGGGACTGACACCGGACCCGTTGCTGACGGTGTCCGAGTGGTCGGACCGCCACCGGATGCTCTCCAGCAAGGCCTCCGCCGAGCCGGGGCGCTGGCGCACCAGCCGCACGCCGTACCTCAAGGCGATCATGGATTGCCTGTCGCCGACCTCGCCGGTCGAGCGGGTGGTGTTCATGAAGGCTGCCCAACTCGGCGCCACCGAGATGGGCTCGAACTGGATCGGCTACGTGATCCACCACGCACCCGGGCCGATGATGGCGGTGTGGCCGACGGTGGAAATGGCCAAGCGCAACTCGAAGCAGCGCATCGACCCGCTGATCGAGGAGTCGTCCGCCTTGGCCGAACTGATCGCCCCGGCGCGCTCGCGCGACTCCGGCAACACGATCCTGGCCAAGGAGTTTCGGGGCGGCGTGCTGGTGATGACCGGTGCCAACAGCGCGGTTGGCCTGCGCTCGATGCCGGTTCGCTATCTGTTCCTCGACGAGGTGGATGGCTATCCCCTCGACGTCGAGGGCGAAGGCGACGCGATCTCGCTGGCCGAGGCGCGCACACGCACCTTCGCGCGCCGCAAGATCTTCATCGTCTCGACGCCGACGATTTCGGGCGCGAGCGCCATCGAGCGCGAGTACGAGGCGAGCGATCAGCGCAGGTACTTCGTGCCGTGTCCGCACTGCTCGCACCGCCAGTGGTTGAGGTTCGAGCAACTTCGATGGGAGCGCGGCGAGCCCGAGTCGGCGGCCTACATCTGCGAGTCGTGCGACGCGCCGATTGTTGAGCACCACAAGACCTGGATGCTGGAGCACGGCGAGTGGCGCGCGATGGCCCCGGAGAACGGCTCCAAGACGGCAGGCTTTCACCTGTCCTCGCTGTACAGCCCGGTGGGCTGGCGCAGCTGGCGGGACATCGCCGCGGCCTGGGAGGCGGCGGTCAGCAAGGAGTCCGGGTCGGCCGCGGCGATCAAGACCTTCAAGAACACCGAACTCGGCGAGACCTGGGTCGAGGAAGGTGAAGCGCCTGACTGGCAACGACTGGTCGAGCGGCGTGAGGACTACCCGCTGGGCCGTGTGCCCGAGGGTGGGCTGCTGCTGGTGGGTGGCGCCGACGTGCAGAAGGATCGCATTGAGGCGTCGATCTGGGCGTTCGGGCGTGGTAAGGCCTCGTGGCTGGTGGAACACCGTGTGCTCATGGGTGACACCGCGCGAGACGCCGTGTGGAAACGCTTGGCGGAGCTGGTGGCGGAGCGTTGGACACACGCGTCGGGCGCCGCGATGCCGCTGGCCCGCTTCGCGCTCGACACGGGCTTTGCGACACAGGAGGCCTACGCCTTCGTTCGCGCCAGCCGTGACCCGCGCGTGATGCCTGTCAAGGGCGTTCCGCGCGGGGCCGCACTGATTGGCACGCCGACCGCGGTGGACGTCTCGCTCGCCGGCAAGAAGCTGCGCCGGGGCATCAAGGTCTACAGCGTGGCGGTCGGCATCGCCAAGCTGGAGCTCTACAACAACCTGCGCAAGAGCGCGGATGTGGGTGAGGACGGCCTGAGCGTGATCTACCCGGCCGGATTCGTTCACCTGCCGAAGATCGATGCGGAGTTCATCCAGCAGCTCTGTGCCGAGCAACTGATCACGCGCCGCGACCGCAACGGCTTCCCGATTCGGGAGTGGCAGAAGGTGCGGGAGCGCAACGAGGCGCTGGACTGCTACGTGTACGCCCGGGCCGCCGCGAGCGCAGCCGGGCTGGATCGCTTCGAGGAGCGCCACTGGCGCGAGCTCGAACGACAACTTGGGATGGACCGGCCACCGGATGAGCCGCCACCGATTCAGACATTCGACGCAGATGAGGCCACCCACAGCGGTGGCCTCGCTGCTTCTGGAGCCCGCATCACCGGCCGGCGCGTCATCAAGAGCCGCTGGATCGGTTGACCCGTTTGCCGCTGAGGATCTTAGTGACCTACACCACCACCCAACTCGACGCGCTCAAGCGTGCGCTGGCCACCGGCGAGCGCCGCGTGAGCTTCGCCGACAAGACCGTTGAGTACCGCTCGGTCGAGGAGCTGCAAGCGGCGATCCGCACCGTGGAGTCCGAACTCGCGCGCAGCGCTGGGGCGAGCCGCAAGCGCCAGATTCGGATCACGACGGCGAAGGGCTTCTGATGTCCTGGGTCGCCAAACTCCGCGGCCTGTTCGGCCAGACGCCGGTTCACGAGGCGGCTGGGCGCGGTCGCCGCTCACTCGCCTGGATGCCGGGCAACCCCGGCGCGGTGGCCGCCATGCTGGCCACCAGCGCCGAGCTGCGCGTCAAGAGCCGCGACCTGGTGCGCCGCAATGCGTGGGCGCAGGCCGGGATCGAAGCCTTCGTCGCCAACGCCGTCGGCACCGGCATCAAGCCGCAGAGCCTGTCCACGGACGAACGCTTCAAGACGGAGGTCCAGGCTCTGTGGCGCGACTGGACCGAGGAAGCAGACGCGGCCGGCCAGACCGACTTCTATGGTCTGCAGGCGCTGGCTTGTCGCGCGATGCTCGAAGGTGGGGAGTGCCTGATCCGTCTGCGTCCCCGCCGGCCAGAGGACGGACTCGCGGTGCCACTGCAGCTTCAATTGCTGGAACCCGAGCATCTGCCGATCAGCCTCAACACCGAGCTGCCCTCCGGCAACGTGGTGCGCGCCGGTATCGAGTTCGATGCGTTGGGGCGCCGAGTGGCCTACCACCTGTACCGCTCGCACCCGGAGGACGGTCGGCTGGCGCCGATGTCGGGCCAGGGAGGACTGGACACGGTCCGCATCCCAGCGTCCGAGATCATCCACCTCTACCGCGTTCTGCGCCCCGGACAGATCCGCGGCGAGCCGTGGCTGTCCCGGGCCCTGGTCAAGCTCAACGAACTCGACCAGTACGACGACGCCGAGCTGGTGCGCAAGAAGACCGCTGCGATGTTCGCCGGCTTCGTGACCCGCCAGAGCCCCGAGGACAACCTGATGGGCGAAGGCGCCGCGAACGACGACGGCATCGCACTTGCCGGTCTGGAGCCCGGAACGCTGCAGATCCTGGAGCCGGGCGAGGACATCAAGTTCTCCGACCCGGCCGATGTGGGCGGCTCGTACTCCGAGTTCCTGCGCACCCAGTTCCGTGCCGTGGCGGCCGCCATTGGCGTGACCTACGAGCAGCTGACCGGTGATCTCACCGGGGTCAACTACTCGTCCATCCGCGCCGGGATGCTGGAGTTCCGCCGCCGCTGCGAGATGGTCCAACACGGCGTGCTGGTGCACCAGATGTGCCGACCGGTGTGGGCGGCGTGGATGAAGCAGGCCGTGCTGGCTGGCGCACTCGATGCGCCGGGCTTCGCCCGAGGCGGCGCCGCCAGGCGACGGCAGTACCTGCAGGCCAAGTGGATTCCGCAGGGCTGGCAGTGGGTTGACCCCGAGAAGGAGTTCAAGGCCATGCTGCTCGCCATCCGCGCGGGCCTCATGAGCCGCTCCGAGGCCATCTCGGCTTTCGGCTACGACGCCGAGGACGTCGACCGCGAGATCGCCGCCGACAACCGCCGCGCCGACGACCTCGGCCTGATCTTCGATTCCGATCCGCGCCGCACGTCCAAGGACGGCGCGAACTTGGCAGACACGGCCGAGCCGAACCGAAGCGCAGGCGACACCACGGCCTCATCGACCTGAGGCGAACTGAAGGACTACCCATGACCCTGTTGCCCCACGTGGCGGCGCGTCTCTTTGGCGCGCCGCTGCTGATCCATCGCCCGAAGCTCGACGTGATCCTGGCCGTCCTCGGTCCCCGCGTGGGTTTGACGGACCTCGCCGCACCTGCCGGCTACACGCCGCCGGAGCGCAGCCCCAGCCACGCAAACGCGAAGGTGGCGGTGATTCCGATCCACGGCACGCTGGTGCGCCGAACCATCGGCCTCGAGGCGGCATCAGGCCTGACCAGCTACGCGAGCATCGGTGAGCAGATCGATGCGGCGCTGGCCAACCCGGACGT